ATCCCCGCGCTGCGCAGACAGTGGTTCACGAGACCCAGACTGGTGGTGAAACAGTCAAACAGCACCGCCTTCTCACCCCGTGACTGGATGGTCGTGGCAATCTCAATCACCTTCTGAACCTTGGACGCCCCCACCCCAGCGAGGCCATCCCGGTCCACACATTGAGTGTACAACTCCGCCGTGAGAACACGACCGGGGTGCAATTCGTCCCGGTCGTCGGAGGGGGTAGTAGTAGACCCCACGATCTCGTCGTCGGCGTCGTCATCCTCCTCATCGTCGGCGTCGTCCACATCCTTAATCCGCGCACGCTTGTTGTTGTTGTTGTTGTTGTTGGTGGCGTGGGTTGCGGCGTGGTGATCCAAGAGCCACGGAGCAGTCGCGAGGAAGCGCAGCTTTGTAAAGCCCGCCAAGACGCGGGTGAAATCGTCCGACACCCATCCCGCGGTCGACTTGCCCCGGACGGACTGGATGATGGTACTCACGCACTTCAGATACGCCAAATTCACCTGTTTCTCCAACGCAGTCATCGGGACCGGGTAGTGCACGTCGTGCTTGACCGGGAGAGGGGGGATGTCGGCGTGGGTCACAGGGACAATCCGGGCACGCAGTCCGTGGGACTCCATGTACTGCATGCGCCACCCACCGCCGGATTTCCGCGTGCGCGGGGTGATGACGCCCATGTAGCCCATGGAACGGAACAGCGACCAGATGTCCGTGTCGTAATTCGGGACGGGTGTGCCGGTCAGGCACAGGTACTCGCGCCCGTAGATCGACATCATCGCCTTCCAGAGTTGGGTCTTGTAATTACCAAACTTGTGGGACTCGTCTGTGATGACGAGCGACCAGGGGGTCTTGAACAGGACACCCCGCCCCACGACAGTCGGGTCGTTGGCCTGCGCGTGCGTCCGACCGCGGACATACTTCAATTTGTTTGGCGATTCCCCAAACACGCCCAGGCGGCCCATCACCTTGATGTCGTCGAACGCCTTGGTTGCTTTAGCACTGCTCCGAATAAAATCGTACGTTGTCACCACCAAGTCGTACGTCAACAGCGTGTCCCGTGACAAACTGTCCATTTTCGCCTTGGAGACAAAACTGTGGTGCAAGTAGAGCACCTTGATTGTGCCAGACTCCACAAACTTGTCAATTCCTTGCGTCTTCCACATGTCGAGGAGTGTCCGTGAGCTGATGATCAAACTAGGCAGGACTGTCGGACCGCGGGCGACGCGGGACAGCGCGTACGCGAGCGCCATGACAGTCTTGCCGGCCCCCATCACCGCCGCGAGAATGGACCCACGCACATTGAATCGATAGGCAGCATCCGTGATGCACAGGGAGTGCCGCCACAATTGCTTCAGTACTTTCGTTTGATGGGGGTACAATTCGACACCCGCTTTGAACGGGACGCCTGCCTGAATTGCACGGCATCGGGTGTTAATTCGGCCAAGTAGTTCAGCCCCCTGTGCACTTGGGTGGGCAGCCTCGCGCAGCACTTGCGCCATAGTCTTGGAAGGCATGCTGGTTCTTGGGAGCGCAGGGACTTGGAGTGTGCCTCTAGTTGGAAGGAGGAGGGCGATCGGACCAAAACGAATTTTTAGAGGCGGCTCAAACAGCCAGGGGCGAGGGGTGGGTTGGCGGAGTCTTTAGTTAGTTATGTTGTATCGCTTGTGACTGGCATCACGTGCCATCCCCACCCTGAACGTCACTTTGAATTTTCATCGAACATTGTAGCTTGAATCAAGTGGCACCTTTGAAGTCCACGCAGTCATGAATGCTGTTACAGTGGCATGCACTCTTGTTCAATGGCTTCAAGTGTACAATGTGCACGCGATCCATCTAATGACAGGGTTTCTTGGAATCTCCGTCCTGGGCGACCAAATGGACCAGGACGCCAAATTGCGCCACGTGCGAGCGCAAATGCCCCATTTGTGGATGTAACTTTCTTATCACATCTTGCGTTCAAATGAGTTTATTCTTCACTGGTGGACTCCCAGATGGCACTCTGAATTTCCGCCGAAAATCCCCTTCGCCCTCAAGACTCGCCCGAATACCAGAGGTACCATCCAAGTCCCCGCGCCACCACAAAAACATGTCGACCAAGCGTAAATCAATGGACACTTCATCGACAGCTGCGCCCACAAAGCGCACTGCACATCCAGTGGGCGACACCACCCTCCTGGCATGCACTCTTGTTGAATGGCTTCAAGTGTACAATGGGCGTGCCATCCAGCTCATGACGGTGTTTCTCGGAATACCCGTCCATCCATTTCAGAAGTGCCGCTCCATCACTTTGTGCGCGCCGTGCGGCGCAATCCTTCGAACCGTGTCCATCACTCCAACGACAACAGTGGAGGATATTTGTTTACATGGGGAGCAACTCTTTTTGGAAGGCGTTTATGAAATTCCGCTTGAGTCAACGTCTTTAGTGTGGGATTATGTCCCGGGTGATGGTCAATTGACAGTGGTGACGTTCAAATTTGAAGGGATTCTTGATCGATTGTTGAAAGGTCATACGCACCGCGTGCATTCAGTGAATTGGCATCCGGATGGAACCAAGTTGGCCAGTGGATCTTATGATAGTACAGTCCGCATTTGGGACGTGAATTCATCCAAGTGCATTGCGGTCTGTGGATGTGCTAGCTCTGTGAATACAGTACAATGGAACCCGTCGGGAACCACACTTGCGAATGGAGCGAACGACACAACAATTCGAATCTGGAACACAACTTCACGGGAATGTCTTTGTGTTCTCCAGGGTCATACTAATTGTGTGTATTCAATTGCGTGGCATCCGTCTGGGAATTGGATGGCAAGTGGGAGTTCCGACAACACAATTCGAATTTGGGAACTTACGTCCAGTGGCACAAAATGTCTTCATGTTCTCAGGGGGCATACTGGGCCAGTTTCGTCTGTGCATTGGGGCCCTACCAGTGTAGTTACGTCTATGCATTGGAATCCTTCGGGGACTCAACTTGCCAGTGGAATGCATTGGAATCCTTCGGGGACTCAACTTGCCAGTGGATATGGTGATGGCGCAATTCGTATTTGGGACATTGATTCGCTCACTGGAAAGTGTGTTCAGGTTTTGAAGGGTCATACCGACGCAGTGTGTGATGTCCAGTGGAATCCAACGGGAACTCTACTTGCAAGTGGATCTTGGGATACAACCATTCATATTTGGAAGACTGATACATGGGATTGGACCACGATTCTAAAGGGGCATACCAACATCGTCTCCTCCATTACTTGGAACCCGGCGGGCACGCTACTTGCCAGTGGTTCGCCAGACAGGACAATTCGAGTGTGGGGGGCTGATACATGGAAATGTCTTCATGTGCTTCAATGTGGAAAGCTTATTCATTCAATAGAGTGGAACCCGCATGGGACTTCCCTTGCAAGTGGGTCAATTGAGGGAATCATTCAAATTTGGCGATAAATATAGATATGATTGTACTTAACAGTATTAACGATTCAATTTTCATCACAGTGGTATATTGCGCAGGCCACCCATCACTAAATTGCACCGGGTTAGTTACGTTACGTCGACTCCACAAGGTAGATCACGCCATTCACACGGGCCACCACGTGCGCATCCGTCGCAATTATGTATGGGTACGCGTCTTTTGTGGCAGGGTCACTTGACAAAACAATTATTATTTGGAATGCAACTACATGGAACCGTGTGGTGGTTCTTCGGGGTCATACAGGGTTTGTACGTTCCGTTCGCTGGAACTCCGCAGGAACGCTACTTGCAAGTAGCGCCTGGGACGAAACAATTCGGATATGGGAGATGGATTCACGAACTGGGAAGTATCTTCAAGTACTTCAATGTAGTTGCTGGACGCATTCTGTGGAGTGGCACCTATATGGGACTCGTCTGGCAAATGGATCAACTGCAATTCAGATTTGGCGATAAATACAGATGCGAGATTGAACTGGTTGGGTAAACTTTAGTTCCTACATTTGAACACTACTGTGGTAATGGCGACATGTACTGTAAGTCAATGGCTTCAAATATACAATGTGCGCGCTGTCCATCTAGTGACAGGGTTTCTTGGGATACCCTTCACACGTCTCAAGAGTGCCGCTCCGTCACTTTGTGTACACCTTCTGGCACAATCCTTCGAACCGTGTCCATCACACCGGCAACTAAGGTGGCGGAAATTTGTTTATATGGGGAGCAACTCTTTCTGGAAAATGTCTATGACACTCCACTTGAGCCAGCGTCTCTACTCTGGAAGCATGCAACCAGTGGTGGCCAATTGGCCAATGGCCAAATCCAACTCTGGCGATAAACATGCTATGTAGTTAATGCCTTTACACTTTGATTCCCATTCTGATTCACAATTGAATGCCCAGTCAGGGAGGACTGGCGTACCACAAAAAATAGGTACCTAAGTTGCATCGACCGCCCGTGGGCCCAATTGAAGAACTGGAGGCGACTTGGGCTGTGGTCGGGGTCGCAGTCGGCACTTTGGCATTTGTGCGGGAGGCGGAACACGATTGGGCATTTGCGGTCAACTCGGGGACTTGAATGGGACCTTGAGTAAACGCGTGGAATTTTACGCGATTATTGGAAGTGACAAACTACATCACCCGTCGTCTTTCGTTCGCGGAGGCAATTGACTTAACTGCCAAACTCCATGGGGGACGGGTCCAACGGAGGGTATGGACCAGGGCGACGCAACTGTGGCGGAGAAAAAGGCGGAAAGGGTGTCGCTCCATCCATGGTCACGTCTGGAATGTGCGGGGCCACTTGGAGGGTTGGGCGCAGAAATGGTCGACTGAGTATTTTCCCCAAAGGTAATGGCGGCGGTATTTGATGCTTGCGTGGGAGACGCGTTCTCGGTGAAGAGGTCTGTTTAATTTTGACCATCGCAGGGACCTCTGGAGTGCTTGAAGAGATCGTGGATACGCCAGCACAAAAAAGAGGAGTTTTACAATGTGACGAGTGGTGGGTACCCGTGAAATTTGTTAGTTTAGGGTGCCGAAAGGGCCGCAACTTGGGCTTTGACTGTGGTCAAAATGCGCCTATATTTGTCCCGCGTGGCACCCGCGTATCGAATGTCCACCACGACCCCTTGATAGCGTAGGATGAAATTGTTCAATGGTACTTGCACAGGGTCGGTGGCTGTGTGAACTGTTGCACAGTATGTTTTTGTATGCACGTTGCCCCAGGCATATGCTGTGCGAACCCAATAGGTCGAATTCGGCATCAACCGCAAGTGTTGGATCACAAGGGCGCGCACCTTTTCCACCATTATTTGGAAACAAAATGGACACATTGGTGGTGTTGTGTGTACATCCCAGGCGGTGATGGAAAAAGGTGATTGTGTATGCGACGCGCAGGTTGTCCACGTTGACGTCTCGACTTCCATCAACCCACATGCAGTGCTCCACGATGTATCGGATGGAGGTGCAGCTAGAGGACCCAACGTCCATTCACTATCCATCATCCTGATTTTGTAGTGGACACGGGGACCTCACATGTGCCAACGACGACGCAACACATATGGAAGCACCGTACCAACAAAATCATCCAAAAATCAAAGTGCGGTCGAATCACTGGCTGGGACAAAGCTGACTGTGTTTGCAATGAAGTGAGTTGCGGTGCCTCACAGTGCCTCACGGCGCCTACGAATGGTCACTTTGAATTTTCGCAAAACATTTGCATCTGCAACCTCTCGGTACCACTTCAGCCCCCACGTCCGCAACAAAATCATGCCACTGAAACGCAAAGTCGTACCCCCTGATCCTCTCACTCAAGTGGTCTCGGATTCACCCCCCCCCAAGCAAAAGTGGTCGCCAGTATTGTCATGGATCCCATGCCGGATCCTGTCATACGCTACCGACTCGTACTTCCAGTGACGCGGGCACCGTTCAGCGTTCTCCCAAAGGGAGAGTTCTTTCAGTGGGGGCACAAGCAATATGTGGCGCCCGTGAACGTCGGAGTGGTGCAAGTGGTACCTACGTTGAGCCGCACCATCTGTGCCGTGGCAGATGCCCCGGCTGCACGAGCGTACTGGGGATCCATTCAACCAGTGGAAGTGTTTGACGAGGACAATTGTATGGGCAACATAGATCCCGCCACGAAAACAATGTGTCCATTTGTGGTGCTGACTTCAGTTTCAGGTGGTTGCGCGGTTGCATGGGGTTGTGTACATCGCCGATCGCGCGTCGTGGGCCTAACATGACGGTGGCGGACTTGATAACCCATTTACAATGTCACACAATTCAAAAACCAAATGGATGAATCGGAAGCACTAATTTAGGACAACGCGCGTTCAGACGTCGCAATGTGCGCAGGGACTCGAACAAAAATAATTCATTTTAGTTATGTTGGACAAGCACATTCAGAGTGCCCAGGGCTGCATCAAACCCTGCAACCGAGCGCGCAAAACAGGCAGAGGTGTAAACACAATCCACCTAGACCTCGCAGGCTTTGTCATGGTCATCAGGTTTTTCTGCACAAGCGCCACCAACTGATTGCGAGCCGCGCGACACAACGCGGGACGAAATACCTGAGACGGATTGGGCCCCATTTTGGGCCATGTGGGGTACTGCGCGCGAACCCACTCGACGACAGTGTCGGCGGTAACCGATTCGTCAATCCACTGTCCAGTTTCCAAGCGCCCCGCGAGCACCGTGTACAGCGCGTGGCGGGCGACTACACGATTGTGGCGCGTGTACACAATGGGCACCGGTCCCGCATCCGACGGTAGACGGCCATCCGAAAACAGCAAACACGGCGTCGTGTCATGCGGTATCGACCCCACCGACAGACAGCCGTCCGAAAACAACAGGCATAAACCTTGGTTGTCGGGTTTCGCCGCCGAGTCCGTAGGTTGATCTACTGGAACCTCCGTCGTCGTCGAGTCCACAGGTAGACGGCCATCCAAAAACAACAAACACGAATCCGCAGGTGGAGACGGGCAGGGACTGGCCGCAGCCACCGATGTCCAGTACCGGTGTTGTTTGCCGCAGCCCATTGGGCCAATGCATCGCACGCTTCGACCGTATCCCGTGACCGTTCGACGGGCGCCGCATTTCTTGCACTCGTAGAGGCCAGGTGTGTCCCGCCCGCGCATCTGCATCAGATCCATTTGTCGTTGTTTAGAGAATAAGTGTTTCGTAAATGCGCGGCGCGCGGCCCGGTTTGCGCGAGCAGTGCGAACAGCACACGCGGGTGACTTCGCCGCGACCATGATTTTCAATTTGCGCAGGGACGTGGAGCGTGCCACCGGGTGGAAGAGAAGTTTTTGGACAAAAATCAAAGTGACGTTCACGGGGGGAGGGGAGGGGGAAAGAAAAATCCAGCGTGCGCTCATCATCGTACGTTCATGTAATTCCCTCGCGTCCTGCCCCTTGAACGTCACTTTGATTTTTTTGTTCAAAAACTTCTCTTCCACCCGGTGGCACGCTCCACGCCCCTGTGTGAATTAAAAATCATGTCGACCACGACTCCATCAGTGCAAGTCGATTTGGGCGTGGTTGAAACGCAGGAGCCCTGTTACCGAATGCTTCATCAAGTGCCGTTGCCGCTGTTCCACCGAATCCCGGCGGGGGATTTTATTCAATGGGACACCGACACATGGGTGGCTCCAGTTGACCCTGGTGGCGTGGTGCAGGTGGCACACGTGCGCGACTCCAAACATGAAGTCCACCTGTGTGCGGTGGGTGATGCAACCGCGGCGCAAATTTATGTGCGCGCGGTCAAGTCGCATTCGCCAATGGATGCGGAGCAAGCGTGGTGTGCCGCAAATCCGGATCCATCCACCCAGCAACAATGTCCATTCCTACTGGCGGAGATGGTGGTTGCGGTGGCCCGTGCAAACGGGGTTGTGTATTTACTGGACCCGCAGTTGCTGTAACTTGACTTCTTTGAAATTCACCTGTCTGATCGTGTCGTCACTCGAGCCTTGTGTATAGTTAAAAAAAATACACATGCCAATTAGAGTCGGTAATGTAGACAAAGTCCATGAATCAATGAATCAATGAATCAATGAATCAATGAATCAATGAATCAATGAATCAATGAATGAATCAGCTACATTCATGTGTCGTTATGATTACAACTACATCAAGCGCCGCAACCCGGCATCAAGGGTGTGC